TCACGTAGAGAGGTTATGAACCAGATCCTGGCTACGGTCTGTCTTGTTTCCACCACCCAGCGTGGAGCCAGTGTCTGTACGGTTTTCTTCTGTGGTGGTGGTAGACAGAGGACGCTTATCAACTGGTGTATCGATCCATTTAGCGATCTGCTTTTTAATGTCCGGCCACTGTGCAGATTCTTTGGTGTTCTCACGTAACCAGGAGAGTAATTGCGCCTGGCGTTCCGGCGCCAGTTCAAGCGCGCGTCGCTCTTTTGCCAGTGCTTCTGCAAGCTCGCGTGCAAAGCTGGGTTCATCGTCATTCTTCAAATCGACGATCTGGCCATACTGCGCTGAAGTGATTCCAGGGACCGGGCCAAACAGTGCCAGACAAGCTGCGCGGGATGCCTGGTCGAGCTGCGCAACGATTTTAATTTCTTCCTGATTCTTGTTGTCATCCCATTCTTCCTTTGCTTCAGTTTCTGGCTGTGGTGCAGCAGCTGGTTCACCTCGGTTGGTATTCCAGACAACGTGATCACCAAAGAAATCAGAGTTAAACACATCAAGGTCAGGGCAGGGGAGATCATCATGGTGCTCCCAGATTTTCACCTTAAAATAATCATCAATATGTTCAGGATGTTCAGCCGCAAGCTTACCGAAAATAACGGCCTCAGCGATGGCTTTTGTGGCCGCATTAACTGCGGTTGCAAGTGGTTTTAAATCGGGGTGTTTTTTTAATGCTTTATCTTTTGGGAAGTAAGCACCACCAAATACTTTTAACTCAACAGACATAATAACCTCGTTTAATATTTGAAAAATGATGTTGAATGAAATGGTTTGCGGATGCCACGTTTTACTTTTCTTAAAGCGTCACGCTTTTCTCTTTTTTCATTGCATTGCTGACATAAATAAATCGTGCGCTTAAAGGGATATATATCTGTTTTCCTTTCGTGCATTACCGATTTTTTATATTCGTGGCAGCAAACAGCGCAATGACAACTGATGTCATCCATATTAATTAAGTTGTTGGCGCTTATGATCGTAATAGGACATGCCACAGGAGTTCTGCGCTTCTGCGAATTTCACAGATAGCAAACTAATGTGTTTGACAGCGCATGCAGGGCAATCGAACTCCCCGAGTACGTAGCCACCATCAATCACAACGGTAACAGAGCCAGAGGATGGCAAATGAACCACGCCTGAAATAGCACCGTTAACATTAAAGGTTGCAAGGTCTTTATTTACGATTGCCAGGCTCAATTCTACGGTAGTAATAGTTGCTTTCATTTTATGATCCTTAATTTAAGGTGTGAAAATCCCTGCCGTTTAAGGCACGTTTTTAGCGTATACAATTAAATGACAGTCAGGTTTTTGCGTTTATATCGACGCTATTAACCTTCAGAGTTCAGGGTTGCCTTTTTGAGCCAGAAAATAACAAAGTTGTCGAAGTTTTATTTCAAACCAGTTAAGGCGAACTGCTTGTTGCCGTGATGGTTGACGATTAAAGTCTGTCATAATGAATCCCCTATTAAGGTTATTAACAGCCATCTACAATTTTCGATTGGCCACAACTGGAAGCACACTCCGCCAGCTAACAAACCAATCCCCATTAGTGAAAGGGTGGAATGTGCTTCCATGTTATGGACGATTCATATGCCTATATCCGAACTTCAGCTGACAAGCCGGAAACCGCGTTTAATCAAATTCTTAGCTTCCACTGCAGTAATTACCTTTATCGTTTCTGCATCATCATTGATCAGAGCTTTGGCAACGAACTGATTTCGAGCATGGATAATCACCACCTCCGAACCTTCGTTTATTGTTGCTAAGTAATATTTCATCGACTGTCTCCTGAACTCTACTAACCCTCTTCTACGAATCATCCGGTCATTCATACGCCACCGGCGGCTACTTCGTGGGCATCCTGCCTGTTCGCTTTGTTCACCCTTATCGCCGGGTAGGCGGAACGTTTACTGATTACTGCTGTTAAGTTTTGATAACGCAGATTGTTATTTAAACCTAACAAAACGTCAAGGGTCAATTTCGCAAAACCTAACATAAAGGTTGTGAAAAACACAAAAAGGCCGCTACTGATGCGGCCTGGCGTGGAGAAAAATTATTTGATGTCGAGATTTTTGAGGATCTGCAGGATTTCTTCTTTGCTTTTGGTTTTTATCAGGTCATTGAACGTTTCATCGTAGTCTTTGACCTTGTCCCGCAAGTTGATGATGTGTTGCTCTTTCTCTGAATTGGGGAGTTTTTCAAACAGCTCCAGAAGCTGAATCTGTTGCGGTGACAGCAACCGATGCGATTCTGCTGGGGCGGGTTCGTATCCGTCATCGCCTTTAATGATCCAGCCAGGTTCAACGCCCAGAGCTGCAGCTAACTTGAAGAGATTATCGCCCCTTGGTGAGGTTTCATCACGTTCCCACTGAGAGATTGTGACATGAGCAACCCCAGCCTGTTTGCCTAGGCTGCGCTGGGTATATTTCAAAGCAGAGCGCCGCTCTTTTATACGCTGACCGATCGTTTTCATAGTTCGGAAATCCTAACGCGCATTGACTCTTGTTTCCTTAACATATAGAGTTAGGAAAACTTACCAAGGAGAACGAAATGAAAACCGAAGATGTAATCAAACACTTTGGGAAAAAAGCCAACGTGGCGAGGGCTCTCAACATCGCTCGATCCTCTGTGAGTGAGTGGGGGGAGTTAGTACCTGAACGACGCGCCGCTCGACTGGAAAAATTAACGGGTGGTGCATTGAAGTACGACTCAGTTTTGTATGAGCAGAAGGTTAACCCCAAGGCCCCTAAGGAGTCTGACTGATGGAAATCAAAAAACTGGCATATGAGCTGGAGTCCTGGGCGCAGGAAAAGGGCTGGAAGACTGTGACGCAGCTGATAACCCCACATCACTTTGGTGATCTGCTTCAGTCACTGGATGACGTATCTGATCCGGACGAGTACGCGCGTCGGTTGCATAACAACAAGCAAATCATTCAGCGTGCGTTCCGCAACGATACGCCTAATTACCTGAAACAGGCGGAAGCGCTGAGCTATGCAATCCGTACCGCCATTGATAACGAACTGGCGCAGAAGGACTGCATGCATTACCGGGCGGCCAGGGTTAACAAAGAGTGTATCGAAGCCACCAATGCTGTCTTCACAGGCAAGCCGCAACCGGTAATCCGACGCGAGACTCTGGAAGCGATCGATGCGCTGGCGCAGATGGCTGGCGTGAAAGTCCAAATTATGCACTGCCACCGTGCGGCGTAAGGGTCAGTAAAACCATGAATCCATCTGACATCATTCGCGGGTTCGGTCGTCCGGTTGCTTATTACCCGGCACTGGCCGAACACCTCGGCGGCGTTAGCGCCACAGTTCTTTTTTGCCAGATGACCTACTGGATGGACAAGCTCACCTCTGATCTGGGTGTGCATAAAACCTCAGAGGAAATTCAGGATGAAACCGGGCTGAGTTACGAAGAGCAACTGACGGCCCGGAAAAAGCTTAAGCGTCTGGGGGTTTTGGTAGAGACACATAAGCGACTGGAGCACCGGATTTACTTCAAAGTTAACTTTGAACGAGTGGATCAGGTACTAACGCAAGCCATTGATAAATCACCAAATGGGCAAAGCCCATTTCGGGGGATGGGCAAAGCCCAGGTCGGTAACGAGGGAATCCCTTGTTCGAGAACTGGGGAAAGCCCAGCCCGCGGGGAAGGCAAAACCCATTTCGATCCTACAGAGATTACTACAGAGACTACTACAGAGAATAAAAACACTTCTTGTCCGGACGCTTCGCTGTCGGACGAACAACTGACCAAAGAGGCGTTTTTAAATCGTCATCCAGAGGCTGTGGTTGCCCATGCAGGAAAACGGCAGTGGGGAACCAAGGAAGATCTGACCTGCGCCCAGTGGATGTGGAACCGCATCGTCAAACTGTATGAAAAAGCCGCTGAGACAGACGGGGAACTGGTGCGCCCTAAAGAGCCTAACTGGACTGCATGGTCCAACGAAATCCGGCTGATGTGTGCCGTTGACGGCAGAACACATAAGCAAATTTGCGAAATGTTTTCGCGTGTACAGCGAGATCCGTTCTGGTGCCGGAACGTGATGTCACCGTCAAAACTGCGCGAAAAATGGGATGACTTAATTCTTCGACTGCCATCGCCAGGGGCGGTTCAGAATCAGGCTGGTGGCCGGGATATCAATCGGATCTCCCGTCCTGACAGCTCCGTTCCGCCAGGATTCAGGGGGTAAGCATGCAAAACGCAGGTTCCATTCTCGATCGCCTTCGCCGCGTCATTCCGCCGGGCGTAGAACCCAAATTTAAGAGCGCCGCTGAGTTGATGGCCTGGCAGCGCGAGGAAGGTCTAAAACGTGCCGCTGAGGTGGACAAACTCAACCAGCAGGCACGTGCAGAGAAAATTTTCGGGCGATCCGGGATCCAGAACCTGCACCGCAGCTGCAGCTTCGCGAATTACACGGTGAACGGCGATGGCCAGCGCCACGCCCTGAGTATGGCAAAGAGCTATGCGCAAAATTTTGGAACCGGCTTTGCGAGTTTCGTTTTCACCGGAAAGCCGGGTACTGGCAAAAACCACCTCTCAGCAGCCATTGGAAATTATCTGCTGAAACAGGGGCGAACGGTGCTGATTGTCACTGTTCCGGATCTGACCCTGCGCGCCAGGGCCTGTTATGACGAAGGGCGTTCTGAAGCCGCGCTGCTGGATGATCTCTGCAAAGTTGATCTGCTGGTGCTCGATGAAGTCGGCATCCAGCGCGACAGCCGCGGCGAGAAAGTTTTGTTGAACCAGATTATCGATTGCCGCCTGGCTGCCATGCGCCCGGTTGGTGTTCTGACCAACCTGAATTACGACGCGCTGGTAGAAACCCTGGGTGAAAGGGTTGTTGACCGCCTGCGCATGGATAACGGCATTTGGGTGAACTTTGACTGGGAGAGCTATCGCGGAAACGTTAGCCACCTGAGACCTGTTAAGTAAATTTTGAGGAGAAAATTATGGAATCTGTAATCGACGCACTGAAAGCCATGAAAAAAGCGACATATCGTGAGGTTGCCGCCCGTCTTGATATTGAGCCCGTAGAAGCGCTGAACATGCTGCGCGAGCACAAACAGCAGGGGTTGTGCGATTTCTTCGATGGATCATGGTCGGTCGGTACCGCGAAGGAGCATAAGCCGAAGCGTATCAGACCCAAGCAGCCATCGCCGCTGGTGGAGAGGGTATTGTCAGCAATGCAGGGGCAGGGGGCCATGACGGCCAATCAGGTCGCAGAAAAACTGGGTAAAGGTTCGCGAGCCCTGAATGCATCGCTGGGTGCAATGTGCAAGGACGGTCTGGTCCTACGCCATGTGGACGGTAAAAACATCACCTGGAGCCTGGCGGGTGAACCGGTAATACAACCAGAGCAGCAGGAGCCCGCGGCAGTGGAAGTCAAGGCCGCATCGGCTCCGGAAAGCAAACTCCTTAAAGAAATTATTGGGGATATCCCGGTTTTCGTCAGCCGTCCGGATGATCTGATTATTCCTTCATCGCGTTATATCTCGACTGAAATCCGCCGCACGAAAGCGAAGCTGGCAAACCTGCAGCGTCTGCAGGGGGCCGTTCGCGAGCTGCGCCGCCATAAGCATCTGCTGGAGGGGCTAGGGAATGGCTGATTTACCGAAATGCCCTGAATGCGGCATGGCCCCTTCACTGAGGGTTCGCAGCCGGGGGATGAACTGGGGGGCGGCAGAGGTCCGCTGTTCAAACGGTTGTCCTGGCGTCCGCGCGGGATTTTCGTTCCCGCCTGATGGTGAGACTGCGGCCCGGCAAATGCTTCAGGAAAAATGGAAAGAGCTGGTGGGAGGGCTTAACGATGCCACGACCAAAAACTCATGAAGAGCGCACTGTGATTATTAACCGGATTATCGAACTGGTGAAAGAGCAGGGCCGCATCATGACGAAGGATGTCGTCGCGATGTTTAACCTTTACCGAACCACCGCGGAGAAATACATCTGGATTGTCGTACAGCGTGGAGAGCATATCCGTCATGGCCGCTGAGGTATCTTCAGTAGCAAGAGAAAAATCATAGAATAAGATTTGAGACTATATTCACATTCGGAGAGAGTGCGATAAACAGTCACTTAAGTAAGAATTCAGTACAGAAGCATTAAAAAAATCATTACTCTTTGTTTACTCTATTTGCTTGAGATAGTGAAAACTGTCTCAAGCATTATTTTGTTAACATAATGCAAAGTTCTACACGCTCTGCGAGCGGAACATCTTGAGTTGACCTAAAAAACCGTATATATAGTACGTATAAAAACAACTCAAGCAAGGAATTGATTGTGGCTAACTCTATCACAAAATTACGTAGTATGAATGTGGAAAGTTTTCGAGGTCTCAAGAATGTAAATATCTCATTTGGGGAGCGAATTACTGTTATTTGTGGTAAGAATGGCACATCAAAATCAACCATACTTGGAATTATTGCCCAAATTTTTAGTTTTTCCCGTGACTATTCTAAAGATCCTGCGGAGTTGCTGGGGTCCTATCGGACACTTACTGGTAATCGCTTTAAATCTCAATTTAGTGAGCACTTTAGGTTTTCAAGTAAATTTGATACACCTGGCGGGATGGAAGTGCAAATAACACTCTATGATGGTGCATTTGAAAAAGAATTGAATAATTTAAGACTTGGTCTGGTTGACTCGACATATCATCAGAAAGCAAGGCCAGTTCTCAGAAATAACGACGTCTTAGGCAATAAAAATACCAGTCGTAATGTCACTCACCCTGTAATTTACTTGAGCCTTCAGAGACTTTTACCAATAACGCTGAGACCTGAGTATAGTGAGCGCGATGTCCAGTATATTATTGATAATAAAAAAGAAATTCTGTCAATGAACAGAAGATTACTTATCAAGGAAAATGGAACATCCATTACTGCTACCACAGGAACTATCGACTCAATGGTAGTGCATGGAGATAATTATGACCATGAATCGGTTTCTGTCGGTGAGGATAACGTTGGGCAGATTATTCAAGCTATATTTTCTTTCAAAAGACTAAAGGATGAATTGAAAGATTATCATGGTGGCATGCTATTGATTGATGAGGCAGATGCTGGGCTTTTCCCTGCTGCGCAAATTGAATTAATTAACGTGCTAAAAAAAATGGCTAGTAAGCTTGATTTGCAAATTGTTATGACATCACACTCACCTATCCTTATTGAGGAAGTGTTTAAATTAAGTAAAGTCGCTGATAAGGATTATAGGACAGTATATCTTACGGATACATATGGGCCTATTTCAGCTAAAACAAATCTTTCATGGCCAGAAATAAATGCTGATCTGCTTGTTGATACCATAAAAGTTGATGCGGAAGAAGCATTCCCTAAAATAAACATTTACTTTGAGGATTTTGAGGCTTATTTGTTCTTCAAACAACTAATAACAGAAAGGCATATCAATAAAATACTCACTCCGCTAAAAGACGTAAATATAAGTTGTAGTACTATGTTAGATTTAATGGCGCGGAAAATACCAGAGTTCATTAATAAAAGTATAATAGTTCTGGATGGCGATGTTGTAAATGATAATGGCCAGAATGCAAAAAAAGCAAAATCTGAGAAGAGCCTGTGCTTATTACCAACGACTCTTCCGCCAGATCAGCTTTTGTTTGAATTTTTGTATAATTTAGATAAAAAAGATTTGTATTGGCAAAAGAATCAAGGTTTCACAAGACAGGTTTTTATAAGAATTAGTGGCGATATTATAGATCGGCTCAATATAGTTGGAGAGAAAATATCTCTAGAAGACATTATTAAAAATTACAGAAAAGGTAAAAGTGAAGAGAGTGTAAAAGGAGAGCTTAGAAAGTTATTCAAGGCTTTTGCTCAAAATGATAAAATCCGTACGCTTTTAACTGGTCCAGTCAGTAAGAATCCGTTCAGGTATTGGATTAACCAAAATCCGGAGCTAAAACTTGAATTTAAGAAAAAATTTGAAGCTTGCTTAATTAATGCCCTAATTAGTGGTTTTGGTATTGATTCCGGCAAAGTGTATGGTTACCTTCAAATCGATAACTGATTGTTTTTCTGGTGAATTATTGTATGGCCATACCTTGCTTGTATTTGGTACAATATCGGCCTATACATATGAGGTGCTTTATGCGGTTTAATACGCCACTACGTTATCCAGGCGGTAAAGGTAAGTTATTCAACTTTATGAGTAAAATCATAGGGATGAACGATTTACAGGACCTGCATTACGCAGAGCCATACGCCGGCGGTGCCGGTTTGGCGTTGAAGTTACTATTCAAAGAAAATGCTTCACAAATATACCTTAACGATTTGAACTTAGCTGTATATTCTTTTTGGGATAGTGTACTCAACCGAACTGAAGAATTATGCCATATGATCCTTACAACTGAAGTTTCTATGGATGAATGGCATATTCAAAAGTCAATTATGACTAATCATGAAAGTAAGGATCTGCTCCAACTTGCTTTTGCTACATTTTTCCTTAACAGAACAAACCGCTCTGGTATCCTTAAAGGCGGGGTGATCGGAGGTAAGAGTCAGGACGGAAAATGGAAATTGGATGCCAGATACAATAAGCAAGATTTAATTCAAAGAATTAAACTTATAGCCGCGCAAAAAGATCGGATACATATTTATAATCTCGATGCTAATGATTTTATTACAAAAGTTGTAAAAAATCTGCCAAATCACTCTTTGACATATTTTGACCCTCCATACTATGTCAAGGGGAAAGGTCTATATGAAAATCATTATTTACATGAAGACCATGTTGTCATCGCCAATAGGATACAGACTGAGATTCAAACACCATGGATAGTTTCATATGATAATGTTGCACCTATTCGAACGATGTACAATTCATCAAAAACCTTATCTTATGGAATCACCTATAGTGCCCAAGAGCGCTATACAGGCGACGAAGTTATGTATTTTAGTAATGGCCTAAAGTATCCGGAATGTGCTGACCCGGCAAAATTTAAAGGGTAATTAACTTCTCATTTAAATATAATTTGTCACTTTGAACATCATCTATTCAGATGATGTTCCTCTGGTCTTTGAACTTGTTCCGGCTGTTATTCCACTTATTTTACATAGACCTACATAGATCCAATGCCCCATTTCTTTAACAATTCGTGCTGTTAAAGCATTGATCAATCACATCCATAGGTGTACTGTATAAATATACAGTAGCATTGTGGAGGCGATCACCATGGGTTTTCCATCACCAGCAGCAGACTACGCAGAACAAACTCTCTCAATTACCAGTATCTGCGGTTATGACAGCAACTGCCGAACCATCGAAACCTCTTCCGGTTACGCAATCATCAACATTGCCAGAAAGGCGAAGATTGGCGACACGGTGCTCATTTCCTTCTGTGGAAAGCTGGACTTCGCCTCCGTTCAGGGGAAAGCACTCATCACGCCTGACGGAGAGGCGATTGAGGGGGATGCGCTGGACGATGCGACAGTTCTTGGGGTTGTTACTTATCTTCTGAACAGCGTTACCGACACAGACGACAGGCCAGTGATATAGCAGAGCGTGCATGATTCCTGTGCATAAAGAGCCGATCGGTTACACAGATCAATTACGGTTAATTGATCTATCTAACCTATTAGACGTTAGGTTAAGCGGAACCTTTAATGAAGTGAGCGCGCAGGGAGAAAAAGGACCGCTCCCCGGAAGGGGAAACCCAACAGTTAGGGATATGCCAATGAAATTGAATGAATTTGCTGCAGGTCTTACTAAAGACGGACTACTTGTTTTGTGTCTGTCTGACGGTGAAATAACCGACTATGTTGTCAGCAACAATGCTGCGCGCACACTGATACGGCGTAAAGGTAACAGGCTGTCTGCCCAGGTTATCAGTGATGATGAGCGGATTGTAAACCTTAACTCCCTGCCGGATGCACTTAAGGTTCTCAAGCAATAAGCGTTGATTTATAATAATCAAACGGGCTGAACACCCACTGATTACTGCGCCAACCTGAGGAATCAAAATGGCGCAGAGCATTACCATAAATCACTCACACCGCCCATTCGCGCGCGGTGTTTCTGCTTATGCTGGTGGTCCAGCATGAAGAAAGCAGATAGCCTCCATCTTTCACGTGTGGCCGCACTGGGCTGCATCGTGTGCAGAAACCAGAACCTGGGCGAGACGCCTGCGGAAATTCACCATATCCGAACCGGTCAGGGCACCAGTCAACGTGCTGACCATCGGAAATCAATTCCCCTGTGCCATATGCACCACCGCAACGGCGGTTACGGTGTCGCGATTCATGCTGGCCGCCGCGCCTGGGAAATGAAGTACGGCACTGAAGCTGAACTGCTGGTGCAGGTGCTTTACCTGCTTGGGGAACCCGCCGATGCATAAAGCAGTCAATTACGGCTCTGTTTGCAGCGGCATCGAGGCCGCCAGCGTGGCATGGCATTGTTTGGGCTGGCAGCCAGTATGGTTCGCTGAGATAGAAAAATTCCCCTCTGCTGTTCTGGCGTACCGCTGGCCGGATGTCGTCAACCTGGGCGACATGACCCAAATCGCCGCAGCAATCCGTGCCGGAAAAATCGACGCACCTGATGTGCTGGTGGGGGGAACCCCTTGCCAGGCGTTCAGCGTAGCGGGTTTACGTAATGGGCTGGCTGACGAACGCGGCCAGTTAACTTTGGCTTTTGTGGAACTGGTTAATGCTATCGATGAAAAACGCAGAGGACAGGGAAAACCTCCCGTCATCGTCGTCTGGGAAAACGTCCCCGGCGTATTCAGCAGCAAAGATAACGCTTTCGGATGTTTTCTTGCAGGGCTTGCCGGCGAAAGCTGCGCGCTGGAATCACCAGGGAAGCGATGGTCAAACGCTGGTTATGTGCTGGGACCAGAAAGAGCTATTGCCTGGCGAGTGCTCGACGCTCAATTTTTCGGAGTGGCCCAACGACGCAGACGTGTGTTTGTTGTCGCAACAGCTCGAGGTGATATCGATCCCGCAAAAATTCTTTTTGAGTCCGAAGGCCTGCGCCGGAATTCTCCGCCGTGCAGAAAAAAGGAAAAGGCAGTTGCCGCCCTTACTTCAAACGGCGTTGGAGTACGTGGTGCAGACGACAACCAGGCGCAAGCCGGACATCTGATCCCCGAATGTGTTACCGGCGATATCAGCCACACCCTGAAAGCGGAGGGCTTCGACGGTAGCGAGGACGGCACCGGGAAAGGGACACCGATTATCGCGATGGCGCACGGGCAGGGGGGCGCTGAGATTAAAACCGATGATACAGCGCCAACACTGACCTGTAATCACGAAGCACCAATCGTATTTAGCAGTAACGGGCATGCATCTTTCGCGCTGGGAGTGAGTGCTTTACGGGCTAAGCCGGGCGCTGATCATGAAACGCTGGCCGTTCATGGAACCCAGGATCCGGATTGCAATAGCGAAATAGCCCACACTCTCGGGCGCAATCATGGACAGGAGAATGCAGTGCACGCTTCTGGTATGGCCGTTCGCCGCCTGACTCCTGTCGAGTGCGAACGCCTGCAGGGCTTCCCAGATAACCACACCTTGATCCCCACACAAAAACGTAAACAACTCACCGCTGAAGAATACGCCTACCTGCGGCACCACCGGCCAGAACTGACTGCAGAACAGGCTTACCGCCTGGCCGCTGATGGACCGCGCTATAAAGCGATCGGAAACTCAATGGCCGTACCGGTTATGCGGTGGATTGGTTCCCGCATACAGGAGGCGCTGCGTGCATAAATACATCATTACCCCAGTCGGAAAACCCCGCATGACCCGCGCTGATAAGTGGAAGCAGCGCCCGCCGGTGATGCGCTATCGCATGTTCTGCGATGAAGCCCGACTGCATGGCATCCGGGTGCCTGAGAGCGGCGCCCATATCACCTTCGTTTTGCCTATGCCACAGAGCTGGAGCAAGAAAAAGCGCGCGTCTATGGACGGCCTGCCACACCAGCAAAAGCCTGATCTGGACAACTTAACAAAATCTCTGTTGGACGCCTTGTTTGAGGATGATTCCCACATTTGGGACGCCCGGACATCAAAAATTTGGGGCGAAACCGGAATGATAATTATCGAGGACATGAAATGACGCCACGCCAGAAACGCCAGTATCTTGAAGGGCTGGGAAAAACAGCAATGGCACCACGTAAGAGCTGGCTTGGGAAAAGTATTCTCCTGAATGATGTCCAGTCCGGGTGGATTAAATCGCTACTTACCGTGTGGGGCGAATGTGTTCGCGGCGGAACCGCCCCGGCGAAACCGTGTGGGCATTCGTGCTGGCAAGTGATCAGGGGGAAGAACTGGTCAGATAAAGCGCTTGAACGTTTTACTGCCGCACTGAACCAGGCAAGGGAGGAGGGTTACCGCGGCGAACAGGCAATGCGGCGGGCACGCTCGATACTCTGGCCTGAACCAGCGGCCAGCGTAATTGATGAGGCTATGACTCTTGATGATGCTGAGTTCATGGAGGACGTGGTGCTGCAGGCGTTTGATTTGAAGGATCCGGTTTATATCGTCGGGTGCCAGTATTACACCACTCGAAAAAAAATATCGGACATCACCAGAGATCTGCAGAGTATGGCGCCATGGCTTACGGATAACGAGGCCAGAAAGCGGGTGCGCTGGTGCCTGGAAATATTCAGGGCAAAGGTTTTTCTGTCGGCGCGGAATGCCCTTAAAGAAAATTCATGAAAATCATTTTTAGCGAAAAGTGCTATTTGTGCGATGAAAGATTGAAAACGGGCCAGAAAATCAGATAATCCATTCATGCTTGGCAGAGCTGCGCCACGATGGCAGCGATGTAAAGCGACAATTTGAAAAAACTCTAAACCCCGCCAGCCGGGGTTTTTTGTTATCCGGCGATACGACAGGGGTATTCGCGAAGGTGCATTGCATCAGTACCCCTGTCATATCGCCGATCCCATCTGATTTACCTAATCCAAACATCTTTTTTGAGGGCTGCCATCCGGTGGCCTTTTTTCATTCCCCTCAATTTTTCTGAGAGGATTCACAGCAATAACAGAGGGGGCGTAATGTCCGATCCATTAACCGGCACTGGAGCAGTTCTCGGGGGCGGCCTGTTGGGCTCAGTCCTGTACGGTGTCTTTACTCATACAGATTTCGGCGTGGTGTTTGGAGCGTTTGGTGGTGCGGTGTTTTACGTCGCGACAGCTGCAAACCTTACGCGTGCTCGCCTGGCTGCATATTTTCTGACTTCATTCATTGTTGGAGTGCTTGGTGCCGGGTTTGTAGGCTCATGGCTAAATGCTGCATCGAATTATGAAAAACCACTGGATGCACTCGGTGCAGTGATTCTGTCTGCGCTGTGTATAAAAATCCTAACTTTTCTTAATAACCAGGATTTGAACAGCCTGTTCGGCTTTTTCTCACGATTACGCGGAGGAGGGGGAAATGGTAATTGACCCGTCAGCTGTCTTTAATGCGTTTATCTGCTCGGTGATCGTCGTCGTTCTGATGTTCTACCAGCGCCATGGTGCCCGGCACCGTCCTTTCATCTCAATCCTGGCGTATATAACCATCCTGATTTACGCAGTAATCCCGTGGCAATTCATCTTCGGTCTCTATCGTGACTCCAGTTGGCTGGTGGTGGTGGCAAACCTCCTGATATGCGCAGCTGTTATGAAGGTCCGGGGAAATCTGGCGCGTCTGGTTGATCTTCTGAGGCACTAATGAACCAAATACTATTTCAAAAGGCGGCTGGCATTAGCGCCGGGCTCGCTTTGCGCTGGTTTCAGCATATCGATGCTGCAATGAAGGAATTCGGCATCACGGCGCCGCTCGATCAGGCCATGTTCATCGCACAGATGGGGCATGAGTCCACGGGATTTACCCGGCTGGTGGAAAACCTGAATTACGCGGCTGAAAACTTAGTGCCTACATTCGGCAGACACCGCATTACTCCCCAGCAGGCCGCCGCGCTCGGCAGAACGGCAACTCAACCGGCAAACCAGAAAGCGATAGCAAATCTGGTTTACGGCGGTGAGTGGGGCAAAAAGAACCTGGGGAACCAGGTTGCTGGTGATGGCTGGAAATATCGCGGTCGCGGCCTGAAGCAAATCACCGGGCTAAGCAATTACCGCAACTGTGGCCACGCGCTGAAGCTGGACCTTGTAACACAGCCTGAATTGCTGGAACAGGATGAATATGCTGCTCGCTCAGCTGCATGGTTCTATGTCTCGCACGGCTGTTTGCTTCATTCCGGCGATGTGGAGCGCGTCACGCTGATTATTAATGGCGGCCGTAAAGGTCTGGATAAACGCCGCGTGCTGTTTAACCAGGCGAAATCAGTGCTGGTATGAGGTTGCTATGGGGTTTGAAACTTTAATTAGTATTGCTGCAGCAGTCATTGCCGCCATCGCTGGTGCTTTCGGTCTGGGTCATATCCGCGGCACCAGCAAAGCTGAATCAAAAGCAGACCAGCAGCGAACCGAAGATAACGCCGCGGCCACGGTCGCTGCGGCAGAGCGCCGGGTTGAAGCAACGAAAGAGGCCAGCGATGTACAGCAGACTGTTAACCATATGCCTGGCGACGACGTTGATCGCGAGCTGCGTGACTCGTGGCAGCGCCCCGGTGGTAGTTGATACCGCCTGTGACTGGGTAAAGCCAATCTACCTGACCGATCATGACATTGATGTGCTGGATAAGCAGACGAAGAAAGACATCCTGTCGCATAACAAAGCGTGGCAGGCGAACTGCCAGCCCAATAAATAGCGAGCCTCACAATAACCACTTTTACTCAGCATCTCAGAAGATCTGGTTGTTGATAGTTGTTATGTTAATGCTTTCAATGTGAGGGCAAAAACATGCACGATTCTGAAGTGACAATTAATGATCTTTATTTGACGGCGAAAGAATATTTCCCACATGGGCTCATGCGAGTAGAGTTATGGGATATTGGAGTTAAATTTATATGGGTAGATCGAGACAATGATAATCAAGAGCGCTCGGCATTTCTTCAGGCCTCTCTTAAGGATCTTTCCTTAAGCCAGGTCAGAGGATTTCTGGACGCTGAGACTCAGGAAGACCAAGTCAGCCAGTGATAAACAGACCGCCTCCGGGCGGTTTTTTTATGTCAGGAGAAACACAATGAACCAATAAAGCGGATAGACCGCAGCCGAAAGGCAATGCAGCAGTCATGATGCTGCCCCGAGTCGCGTAATAGCGAGCCTGTGTAGTGATGGGTAAGGGTTCATAGATTAAAACAAGCTACGGTAGAGCAGCGCGAACGCCAGACGCGCACCGGTTATCAGCGGCGAAAGAGCGACAGCACCTCAAGGGCATGAGCGTGGCCACTCCGGGAAGTGGCAGCCATTACAAAGCTCATCTGCGGGTGGGCTTGATAATGGTCATCCCCACAAGCGGATAAGGCAACCATGGTCAGCGCTTACGAGAAGCAATAGACGTTTAGACGTCTAAATAAGTGCCTTCTCATGGTTGCACGTGATAATTATTATCATTTAATGGGTCCTCCCGGTGGGGTGGCCTGCCACGGGGCGGCTGGCGCGCGGAAAACGGCTAGTTTTTGCGATCTAGGGTCATCATCATCATTTATGCAGGCCTTTGATTTGTTTAAAGGCCGTTTTCGCAAGATGTCGAATCGTTTAAAAAGTGTTCACCATCATGGACCAGGAAATCGCCGCATTAAAACTGAATATCAACCAGCTTGCCGGGATAACCGGCGTACACCGTCAGACGGTTGCCGCGAGGTTGAAAAATGTCGAACCTGCGCCAGGCAGCAACAGCAAATTAAAGCTCTATCTGGTTACAGACATTCTGACCGAACTGATGATCCCCACCGTGTCGACGAATATCGACGATATGGATCCATCCGACAGGCTCGCTCACTGGAAAGCAGAGAACGAGAGGCTGAAGTTTGAACAAGATACGGGGCAGTTAATACCCGCTGATGAAGTGGCGCGTGAATTCTCATTGATGGCGAAAGCCGTCGTCATGGTACTTGAAACTCTCCCTGACATACTCGAACGCGACTGCGCATTAACGCCGACTGCGGTTTCCCGCGTACAAAACGTTATCGATGATCTGCGCGACCAGATGGCGGAGAGGGTGAAGGACGCTGAAACAGAGGAGGAAGAGCCAGAGGAGGACTGATGGCAAAGCGGGCATCCGCCAGGGGCATCCGCCGCGATGTTTCCGGTATTTTACGTGCCCCGCGTCGTATGCCGGTGGCCGATGCGGTCGGTACATATATGCGCGTGCCAATGGGGGCAGGAAACTCCGTTCCATGGGACCCGGATCTTGCACCTTATGTGATTGAGCCGATGAATTGCCTGGCCTCGCGTGAATACGATGCGGTTGTGTTTGTTGGCCCGGCGCGAACGGGTAAAACCATCGGGCTGATTGACGGATGGATTGTCTATAACATCGTCTGCGATCCGGCAGATATGCTCGTCATTCAGGTATCAGAGGAAAAGGCGCGCGAGCATTCAAAAAAACGTCTTGACCGTACTTTTCGCTGCAGCCCTGAAGTTAAAAACCGGTTAAGTCCGAGGCGTAACGATAATAACGTCTACGATCGTACATTCCGCGCCGGTAACTATCTGAAGCTAGGCTGGCCATCCGTCAATATTATGTCGTCCTCTGACTATAAAAGTGTGGCGCTGACGGATTACGACCGCTTTCCTGAAGATATCGACGGGGAGGGCGACGCTTTTTCACTGGCGTCGAAACGTACCACGACATTTATGTCCTCCGGGATGACGCTGGTTGAGAGTTCACCCGGCAGGGATATCAGAGACACAAAATGGCGGCGAACCACGCCTCATGAAGCCCCTCCAACTACCGGAATTTTATCACTCTATAACCGTGGCGACCGCCGCCGCCTTTACTGGCCATGCCCGCATTGTGGGGAGTATTTCCAGCCGGAAATGGACAATATGACCGGATACCGCGACAGCAGCGATCCTGTGCTTGCCAGCGAAGCGGCGTTTCTTCAGTGCCCAGCCTGTAAAGGCAGGATCACACCGGACATGAAGCGTGCGCTGAACATGAAATGTGTCTGGCTCCGGGACGGGCAAACCATCGACAGTAAAGGCAAGGTTAGCGGTGACGGCCGTCGTTCCCGTATTGCATCCTTCTGGATGGAAGGTCCGGCAGCTGCTTACCAGACCTGGGCGCAGCTTATTTATAAGTTCCTGACCGCCGAGCAGGAGTATGAATCCACGCGCAGCGAAGAAACCCTGAAGACGGTGATCAACACCGATTTCGGCAGGCCCTATTTGCCGCGGGCCAGCATGGAGCAGCGTAAAAGTGAATTGCTTGAGCAGCGTGCCGAAGAAGTCCCAAAACGCTCGGTACCGGACGGCGTGCAGTTTCTCACTGCGACCGTGGACGTGCAGGCCGGGCGCAACCGGCGCTTTGTTGTGCAGATTACGGGTTATGGAAGTATGGGTGAGCGCTGGATAGTTGACCGTTACAACATCCGGCATTCGCTGCGCTGCGACGGCAACGGGGAAAGCATTCAGGTTGACCCGGCGAGCTATCCGGAGGACTGGGATCTTTTACTCACCGACGTCTTTGATAAAACGTGGCCACTCGCAGCTGACCCGTCAAAGGGCATGCGGTTGATGTCGATGGCCCTGGACTCAGGGGGTGAAGATGGCGTGACGGATAATGCCTACAAATTCTGGCGCAGATGTCGTCGTGAAGGGCTGGGTAAGCGTATCTACCTCTTCAAGGGGGACAGCGTCAGGCGCAGCAAACTTATCCAGCGAACGTTTCCCGACAACACGGGCAGATCAACGCGCCGCGCACAGGCGACGGGTGATGTGCCTCTTTATCTTCTTCAGACCGATGCCCTTAAAGACCGGGTGAATAATGCGCTGTGGCGTGATTCACCCGGCCCTGGCTATGTGCATTTCCCCGCCTGGCTGGGCAGCTGGTTCTATGACGAACTGACGTATGAGGAACGCTCGAATGAAGGGAAATGGAGTAAGCCCGGCCGGGGCGCAAACGAAGCATTTGACCTGCTCGTTTATGCCGATGCGCTCGCCATCCTTAGTGGTTACGAAAAAATCAAATGGCCGTCAGCTCCTGAGTGGGCACGGCGGGAAACGTGGATCGAGGACATGCAGACGGAAGCTGGCGAAATGCCATCCCCGCCGCCTGCGCCGAAATCTAAATCAAAACCAAAGCGTGAGAAGCCCGTAACCGAGCAGGCTAATCCGTGGTCTTCGTCAGGAGGTTGGGTGTGAATCCAGCAGATATTCAAAACATGATCGACCGCTACGCTGCAGCCGAGCTGTCTGTTCTGGAGGGGAAATCAATCACTTTCAACGGGCAGCAGATGACGCTCGAAAACCTGTCGGAAATCAGAAAAGGCCGTCAGGAATGGGAGCGACGACTGGCAACGCTCAATAACAAACGCCGCGGGCGACCCGGCTACAGGCTGGCGAGGTTTGGATGAGTTTTTTAGATGATGCGATTGGCCTGTTTTCACCAGGCTGGAAAGCCTCACGCCTGCGTGCCCGCGCGGTTATTAAGGCGTATGAGGCGGTAAAGCAAACACGTACCCACAAAGCCCAGAAGGAAAATCGTTCAGCCGATCAGCTCAGCCAGATGGGGGCGGTTTCACTGAGGCAGCAGGCGCGCTGGCTGGACAATAACCACGATCTGGTGATTGGCGTTTTCGACAAGCTGGAAGAAAGGGTGGTGGGTGCGAAGGGCATCATAGTTGAACCGCATCCGATGCTTACCAACGGGAAGATCGCTAAAAAGCTGGCCACTGATATCCGCAGAAAGTGGGGCGAATGGTCCGTAAGACCCGATGTTACAACCCAGTTTACCCGCCCCATGCTGGAGCGGCTTATGCTGCGAACGTGGCTCCGGGACGGTGAGGTATTTGCTCAGCTGGTTCGCGGCACCGGAAATGGTCTTCAGCCGGTTGCTGGCGTGCCGTTTTGGCTGGAAGCGCTGGAGCCGGACTTCGTGCCGATGAACAGCGATGCCGCCACCCAGCTCAATCAGGGCGTTTTTGTCGATAACTGGGGGCGCCCGAAAAAATATCAGGTCTATAAAAGCCTGCCAGTATCCGGGCGTCAGTTCGATACCAAAGAGATAGATGCAGAAAACATGCTTCATCTCAAATTCACACGACGCCTGCACCAGACCCGCGGAACGTCTCTTTTGTCAGGTGTTCTGATGCGTCTGAGTGCGCTGAAAGAGTACGAGGACTCGGAGCTTACCGCTGCCAGAATTGCTGCGGCACTCGGCATGTATATCAAAAAAGGCGACGGACAGAGCTTCGATTCTGATTCCGGCAGCGATGACCGCGAGCTGATGATTCAGCCCGGTATGCTCTATGACGAGCTGCAGGCCGGGGAAGAAATCGGGATGATTAAATCCGATCGCCCGAACCCTAACCTCGAGTCGTTTCGTAACGGACAGTTGCGTGCCGTGTCCGCCGGCAGTCGCCTCAGCTTTTCCAGCACATCCAGAAATTACAACGGAACGTACAGTGCCCAGCGGCAGGAGCTCGTCGAGTCAACCGACGGCTATCTGATTCTTCAGGACTGGTTCATCGGTTCAGTAACCCGGCCCATGTACCGGGCCTGGCTGAAGATGGCTATTGCTGCCGGAGAAATCAAGCTGCCGAGAGGCATCGATATGGACTCGCTTTATAACGCGGTTTATTCGGGGCCCGTTATGCCGTGGATTGATCCCGTTAAAGAAGCGAATGCCTGGAAAACGCAGATCCGCGGCGGTGCTGCTACTGAATCCGACTGGATACGTGCCAGCGGTCGCAACCCGGATGATGTTAAGTCACGCCGAAAAGCGGAGGTTGACGAGAACCGTGAACAGGGCCTGGTGTTTGACACCGACCCCGCCAATGATAAAGGAGGCACCAGTGCCGAAGCCAAAGAACCGGGCGCGCCACCGTCCGAAAGCCAGCGCAAAAAGTAATTCGTGGTTCCGCATGCAGGCCAGCAATAACAGCGAGGCCGACATTTTTATTTATGACGAAATCGGGTACTGGGGCGTAACGGCGAAACAGTTCGTCAATGATCTCCGGGCACTTGGGGACGTCACCCACATCAACCTTTATATCAACTCGCCCGGTGGTGATGTCTTCGACGGTATTGCTATTTATAACGCGCTGAAGCACCACGGCGCGGCGATTACCGTGCATATCGACGGTCTGGCGGCATCCATGGCCTCGGTGATTGCGATGGTAGGCAATCCGGTCATCATGCCTGAAAACACGATGATGATGATCCATTATCCTTCACACTACCTCATGGGTACGCATGAAGAACCGGATTTATTCATTAACTTATTGTTAATTATGAATAAAGAAGAGGTGTTGTTTGCATTGCTTTTCTACTGTTTTTCGGCGTTGCAGTTAAGTGTGTATTGCAATGTGTATTGCAGAATGAGGTTTTATGGCGGGCGAGAACAAGTTAAGCGACAAGGCGTTAAAAGCCTTACATGGTAAACCGCAGCCGCGTCAAAAGATGGTGGCTGATGGTCGCGGACTGTCTGTCAGAGTGAGCATGAGTGGCACAGTGAGTTTTGTATATTTCTTCAGACATTCCGGCCGACAAAGCGCCCCCGTCTGGATGACGTTAGGCAAGTATCCAGATATGACCCTTAAACAGGCCAGAGAGAAAAGGGACGAGTGCCGGGCATGGCTATCTCAGGGGCTCGACCCACGGATAGAGAACAAACTCACCAAAGAGAGCCTGTTCACTCCGATAACTGTGAAGAACGCTATCGATTACTGGTTTGATAACTATGCAAGGGAGAAGCGCAAAGAGACAGTACGTCTCTATCGCCGTTATGAGAGATACATCTTTCCCTACATCGGCGGATTTCCTGTTGAGAAATGCGGTCTGTCAGACTGGATAAAATGCTTCGATCGCGTAAAGAAAGTAGCACCGGTTCAATCTGCCGCGATGCTTATTGAGTTAAAACAGATCTTCAAATACTGCCGGGTACGCCAGTATGTGCGGTGTAATGTGCTGGACGACTTAAGCCCTGGCGATATTGGCAAGTATCAGAACAAGAGAGAGCGGTTACTCGAGGAAAGCTACGTTGCCGATCTGTGGGGAGTGTACTTTCATGGTAAAGGCAAAACCCGTGTAATGAATTACAAAAAAAGGATGGCGATTTTGTGTCTCGTGTTTGGTTGCAGGCTGAGTGAGGCGCGTTTATCTACATGGGATGAGTGGGATTTCGATAAGTGGATTTGGACAGTACCTAAAGAGCACAGTAAAAACGGCGAAGAAATTATTCGCCCCGTTCCTCAAAAAATGCGCCAGTGGATCGTAAACCTGCACGAAGAGACTAAAAGGAGAGGCTACATACTTGGCGAACTGAAATCTGATTCAACTGTCAGCACGATGGGATGCACAAACTTTACCTCCCTTAAACATGAAAAACGCTGGTCATTACATGATTTGAGACGAACGTTCTCGACAAGTCTTAACGATATGGGCGTTGATTTTATGGTCGTAGAGCAGCTGCTGGGGCATACCATAAAGGGCGTGGCCGGAATCTATAACCGCAGCAAGTATATTCCTCAAAAGCAAGAAGCACTGGACCGATGGATTGACTATCTTGATGGGCTGGTGGGTGAAGAAAAAACAGTTAAAGTGATTAAGAAAAGGAGCGCCTGATATGGCTACGTTGTCTGTTCTGAAAAAAGAAGATCTCCAGTACATGCCTGAGCTTGACCGAATGATTCGGGAACCAGAATGCAGGGCAATGACCACGCTGTCTAACTCAACGCGCTGGCGCATGGAACAGGAAGGAAAATTTCCAAAGCGCATAAAAATCGGCCCGTCAGCTGTCGCATATCGGCTTTCTGAGGTGCAAGCTTGGATTAAAGGAAATTGGTTCGATAAAAATAAATGAGAGATATGGCAACGTATTAAGCGATAAATTATACGTTGCCATAGGTTTATTTTAATGAGCACTCTTCTAATAGCATTCCTATGAAGTGATGAGAGCCTATGATATATTTTTGAAGAGGAAATGCCATGCCAGTAAGTGATTCGTTAAGCTTACCTTTGAAAGGAGGGAAAACTTCTAAACCAGAATCTACTATGTTCAGATGTTTTATTTTATTATTCAGTACTCTACATTCATTAATGTCATCATAAGATGGCAATGTCTCAAAGTTGATTCCATATGACAGGAATTTGCTTTTTATTGTATCCCATTTGTAAGGCGTTTTAACTTCATTTAAATCTTTATTTTCTTTTTGAGATATTAGATTGGCCAATCCCCTGGTCATATATTGTTCATTCATGGCCCATAAGTTTATAACGACACTATCGTTAGCAATGTAAGACGCTTTTTCATTCAAATCAGTTTGGTGGTTAATGTATTCCATATGTCTTGCAAAGCTGAGTTGATACGCTTCATACTCGTCTTCAGAAAGGGAATTTTTTTGTTCGTCATCAAGAAAGTTAAATTTATTATATTGTACATCAATTGCTTTTTTGTTTTTTGAATAGGTGTTGATAACAAAGCGATGAAAAACAACTATATCTTCCAATCTATAATTGAACTCGAATAATAATGAGTTAAAAGGGCTTTTTCGTGGGAAGTAATGATCAAATTTCTCTACGAACATAAAATATTCAGATGGTGTATATAAATCATCCATAGAAATTCCTTAATTTAATTTTGGCTGAAAAAATCAACGAGTGCATGTGAAAACTAACCTTTAGGTTCAATTCCTTGCTTAATAAGTTCATTTCTAGCCAGACCTTTAAGCCAATTACCAAGACTTACTCCCTCACGCTCAGCAGCTTCATTCATCTGCTGGCGCAATTCAGGACTTATTCGGATTTGGAATGTCGGAGACAAGCCCTCTCCTTTGGGGGTTTTATCTCGTTTTATTGTTGACATGTACGTACGTAACCTCATAGGATGTTGCTATTACGTACGTACGTTATCACGCTTGACGTGAAAAAAGCAACGTCCCGGAAGTGCTTGGAACCACTCACGGGACGTCTAACCACAAACCGTTAGTTGAGGTAACAGTTATGGCTGATCAACAGCATACCCAAACTCGTCCAAAATTTACATGGCTATTCCTTGGCACGCCGCGAGGTCACTCCTGTCTCCCGGTAGTTCTTCGCACCGTTGCAGACACTGAAGACACTGCCCGTGCAAAGTTCTGCGGCTGGGATTTAACCTTTGCCGCCAAAATCCGGACCGAAAGCCCGCTCTCAGTGTCGTTTATGAAACCTGAGAATCGCACCCTATGGAGCATTCTGGGTAGCGATCCTTACAGCAATGAAGCTGTGGCAATGGAGGTGCACCATGTATAAGTCCGACTTACCCCCTGATTACGAGATCCGCGTACTGGTGACGGTTAAAAACGGTCAGGTTACAGAGCGCCGCCTTCGTTCGGATGAAATCGTGGCCACACCGGAAGGTTTTATCCAGGCAGTTCGTCATGCTGCTGATGCATACGGTTTAACGGCTACCGACAAGGAATAACTTCATGATTAAAAAATTCAATCAGGTTCAGCCTGAGGGCGTCGCTCAACCAAAAATTGAGCTTAACAGCCGCTGGAAAGATTCTCGCGGGGAAAAAATTACTGTCACATGTGTAACGGATAGCCGAATTACGTATGTCCGGGATGGGTATTCCCATGAATGTGTTTTTTCTGAGTACCGGTTCCGAAATGAATTTATCTACCTTCCTGACGATAGCCGGGAGTCGCAGGAGGCCGTAAAAGAAAACGGGCGTAAAAAAATCGCTGCTCTGCGATCTACTCTGCCGCTGAGTGTTGGATCTGACGGATGGGATAAGGGGCTGAAATGAAAAACGCACCGAACCTGAAACATCTGCCAAAGGAAAAATTCACGGAAGCAGTTATTTTTGCCGGGTCAGATGCATACACCCATGCGAAGGGTTGGGAAGAGGGGCTGGGTAAACAAATCGCGGAAGATACCATACCTCCTGTTTACCTTGGGCCAAAACAGCTGGCTGAGCTGGATAATCTGCGCATTGTGGATGATGGACGTCGAGCTGCGCGTGTATACCTTGCCGGAGATATTGAGCCGATCATGATTAATGCGATTGCCGAGAAGCTGGCGCGCGCCGGAGTCCAGCATGCAAAATTATACAAGGGCATACCGGATCGCCAGCCAGAAGACTGGCACGATTATCTGGAAAGGATCCGTGCAGATAACGTTGTGGCGCTTCCTGTAGCCCGGAAAGAAAAAAGCCAGGATAACGTTACTCCAGCGTTAAACCAGATGGGGGCAAGTCAGCGCGGTGAGGTACTTCTTGCGCACTATAGCGGGGATCTGGCGATCAATGCCGACTCTGATACCGTACATCATTACAACGGTGTGGTGTGGTTGCCGCTGCCGGATAAAGAGTTACAGCGTGAAATGGCGCAAATCTTTATTGAAGCGGACGTTGCGTACTCGCAGAACGGTATCAAGTCAGCGGTGGAAACCATGAAGTTAAGTCTCCCGGTAATGGGGGTGACTGCCCGAAACCTGATTGGCTTCAGTAATGGCGTATTTGATACCCGCACAGGAGAATTCCGACAGCACAGAAAAACGGACTGGCTTTTGATCGCCAGTGAGCTGCCATTCAGTCCACCAGCCGAAGGGGAGACGCTTGCCACTCATGCACCGAATTTCTGGAAGTGGCTCCGCCGTTCTGTAGCCAATAATGACCGCAAGACAGATCGTGTACTGGCGGCGCTGTTTATGGTGCTGGCGAACCGGTACGACTGGCAGCTGTTTCTTGAAGTAACGGGGCCGGGCGGCAGCGGTAAAAGCGTGATGGCGGAAATCTGTACCATGCTGGCAGGTAAAGCCAACACGGTGTCTGCCAGCATGAAAGCGCTGGAAGATGCCCGGGATCGCGCGCTGGTGGTTGGCTATTCGCTGATTATCATGCCGGATATGACCCGATATGCCGGGGATGGGGCCGGGATTAAAGCCATTACTGGTGGAGATAAAGTGTCTATCGACCCCAAACACAAAGCACCATACTCGACCCGAATCCCGGCTGTTGTGCTGGCGGTCAACAATAACGCTATGACATTCAGCGACCGCAGCGGAGGGATTTCGCGACGCCGGGTGATATTTAATTTCTCTGAGGTAGTGCCGGAGGGCGAACGCGATACGATGCTGGCCGAGAAGATCGAAGGTGAGCTGGCGGTTGTTATCCGACATCTGCTGACACGTTTTGCCGATCAGGACGATGCGCGGCGTTTACTGCACGAGCAGCAGAAATCAGAGGAAGCGCTGGCGATTAAACGTGAAGGTGATTCGCTGGTGGACTTCTGCGGTTACCTGATGGCTTCAGTTGTGTGTGATGGGATGTTTATCGGTAACGCCGAGATAGTGCCGTTCAGCCCGCGTAAATATCTCTATCATGCTTATCTGGCTTACATGCGTGCCAATGGCCTGAGCAAACCCGTATCGTTAATGCGCTTCGGTTCTGATATGCCAGGCGCAATGGCTGAGTATGGCAAGGAGTACCAGAAGCGCAAAACTAAACATGGCATAAGATCGAACGTCACTCTGCATGATGATTCAGAAGATTGGATGCCATCCTGTTCCAGTATTTCTGAAAGCAGCGGGGTAGAGTAAAGTTATAGATGAAGTGTTCACCAGTATTCACCCTGTTAAAAAATCTATATATAACAGCAGGCTAATGGGTGAACACTTATTTATTAAGTATTCACCAAGTATTCACCTGTTCACCTTTTGATTGTTTTTTGCTCTAAAGGGTGAAGGGTTGGGTGAACACTAGTGAATACCTGAAAGTATAGTGTTCACCACCTAACGTTATGAATTTATTCATTAATAATGACATGGTGAACAGGTGAACACTTAAACGCTTTTTTTTATATTTATACTTTCAGATTAAGCGGCTTAGAGGGAAAATGAGGCTTATGGAGAGTGCCTGAGGAACATAAATGTCTACGATAGTTGATTTGGTGTCGGCTCTGGTTTGGCCCGGAGTAACCGTTTGGTTTATCAATAAATATGGTGATGATGTAAAGTCTCTCATACTAAGATTATCTCGAATCAAAATGGGGGGCGCTGAGGCGGAATTCGCTGAAAATCTTGATGTGGCTGAGGCACTGGCTATTGATACTCCAGTAGTAAATATTAAAGATGCTGTACATGATGAAGATACCGAGTTTTCTCGCAGATTATCTGCTCTACAGCGAATCGCTGATGTTTCTCCTCGAGCTGCAATAATGGAATCATGGCTGTTGATTGAGGAAGCCGCAGGAAAAGCTGGATTCGTTCAGGGTGCGACGATCCCTCGCATAAACATTCCTCTTTTTTTAGATTGGTTGGTGCGTGAACATAGAATAGATAAAAACACCGCTAAGTTAGTAGAAAAAATGCGGCATTTAAGGAATTCAGCCGCACATTTAAGAGATTTCGAATTAACACGAGATGAAGCTGAACGTTATCTGAAACTAGCAACAAGACTTTCTCTTATCATTGTCGACCAAGAAGTTGATCTCATTAATGAATGATTAACTATCGGCTACAAAAACGAACCGGCACTAGCCGGTTTTTTTGTATCTAAAACTGACTAACCTGTTTTTATGATGAATAAAAGTTTACTTACCACTTTTAGTGATCAATGATTGCACATGTACCATCAATCACGATAAGGGTAAGAAGATGGCTGATAAGAGCAAATCGATGCAGGATAAGGGCGGAACTGTCCATATCGACGCCGAAACCATGAAGAAAATTGAGGAGTATCAGGCGTTCATTAAAAAGAATCACCCTGAAATGCCTGTCCCCACCAAAGGCCAGATCGTTCGCAGCAGCGTGAACTACTGGCATCACCAGACGCTGGGGGCATGGCTATGAAAGGCTGGTACGCCATCAAGGCGGCCAGCGATGGCGCAAGTGCAACAATTCAGGTTTATGAGGAGATCGGCGGATGGGGTATTACTGCGCAGCAGTTTGCCGATGACCTGAAAGCCCTGGGCGATGTATCGCACATCAACCTGAACATTCACTCCCCGGGCGGTGACGTATTCGACGGCATCGCTATCTATAACTTTCTGAGCAAACATCCGGCAAAAATCACTGTGCACATCGATGGGCTGGCGGCGTCTATGGCGTCAGTTATCGCAATGGCAGGGGATCGCATCGTCATGCCTGAGAATGCCCTCATGATGATTCACAAGCCGTGGGGCATTTCAGGCGGGAACGCCAACGACATGCGCGACTATGCCGAGCTTCTGGACAAAGTTGAAAACGTCCTTATCCCGGCCTATGCACGCAAAACGGGTAAATCTGCTGAGGTTCTGGCAGCGATGCTGGAAGAAGAAACCTGGATGAACGGTGCTGAATGTGTGGCCCAGGGCTTCGCCGATGAGCTATTACCGGCGGTTAGCGCAATGGCCTGTATTGAATCGAAACGAATTGAGGATTTTGAGCATATGCCAAAAGAAATTAAAGGGATGATCACCAGCCCGAAAGGTTCCACCAGTAGCGCTGTACCGGAACAGAACCGCATCAACGGGATTAAGGATCTGTTTGCCATGTTCGGCGGCAAGCATGATTCTCTCAAGATGCAGTGTCTGGAGGATGTGGATTGCACGCCTGAAAAAGCAAAAGACATGCTGCTGACGGCACTGGGTAAGACCTCGACCCCATCGGATAAAACCAGTAACGCGCATATTTACGCAGGTAACGGCAACATTACCGGCGATGCTATCCGCCAAGGGCTTTTTGCCCGTATGGGTCACGAACGCGCCGAAAGGGGAAACCCTTACGCCATGATGAGTCTATTTGAAATGGCGCAGGCTTCGCTGGTGGATCGAGGTATCAGTGTTAGTGGTTTCGGTAACCGCTCGCAGATTGTTAATCTGGCCTTCACGCACAGCACCAGTGATTTCTCTCATATCCTGGCTGGTGGTGCTGAAAAGTCGGTGCTGACTGGCTGGCAGAACAGCGGGGAAACTTTCCAGCAGTGGACAAAGACCGGTTCTCTGTCGAATTTCCATGAGGCTAAACGTGTCGGTCTGAATGGTTTTTCAGAACTGGATAAAGTCCCGGAAGGTGCTGAATACAAATATGTCACCACCAGCGACAGCGGTGTGCCTATCGCGCTGGCTACCTATGGAAACATCTTCTCTGTTACCCGCCAGGCCATTATCAACGATGACCTGAGCCAGCTCACGACAATCCCACAGGCAATGGGGCGTGCCGCTGCACGAACGGTTGGCAATCTGGTCTACCTGCAACTGACCGCTAACAGCAAATTCACAGATGGTAAAGCGTTGTTCCACGTCGACCATAAAAACCTCATCGCTAAAGGGATGGATACAGACGGACTCAATGAGGCCCGTAAGGCCATGCGCCTGCAGGAGGATGCAAACGGCGACCCTATCAACGTCATTCCTGCCTATATTCTCGTACCGGCGGCGCTGGAAGGGCAGGCAAATCGCGCCGTGCTCTCCTCCTCTTCACTGTTCCCGGTAGACCAGAGTGGCACGCTGAATCAAAACCCCGGCATTATTAACGTCGTGAAGGATATGGCGCAGGTAGTGGTTGAGCCGCGACTGGACAAGGCCAACAACAAGGAGTGGTACGTCACTGCAGCGCAAGGCGCCGACACTATCGAGGTGGCTTATCTGGATGGAATGGACGTGCCGTATCTGGAGCAGCAAGAGGGCTTCACTGTGGACGGTATTGCATGGAAGGTGCGTATCGATGCTGGCGTGGCGGCGCTGGATTATCGGGGTATGGTGAAGTCGAGCGGGGCGGCATGACGACAGGAGGGCGGCAGATGCTGCCCTTTTTTAAAAGGTACTCCCGGCGGGGATGCCTGCCACGGGGCGGCGGCATCGCGGGAAACGGCTAGTTTTTGGTTTTCATGGACATCATCATCATCTTATAACTGACTGATTTTTATTAGGTAAAAAATACGAAGAATGGTAAAGATGATGATTTGTATGTTTTTCCTTCATCATCATGAGGTTTCATGCGTTTAATAAAACTGACAATCAGCGAACTTGCTGCTGTAACTGGAATTCATCGGCAGACGATATCCAAGCGGCTTAAAGAAACTGAGCCTCTTCCGGGAAGCAGCTCTAAGAAAAAAATCTACGATTTGAAAGTGGCGTTAAAGGTCCTGTATTCAGATAAGAGGAAAACAGAATGTAAAACAAAACCGAAATTATGATGACTGTTAGGCTGGGCATCATTCAAAAGCAATCCCCTCAGGCTATTGGATTAGCAGGCAAACAATCTGCAGATAACAGGACCAGTGATGCTTTCGGCGGTGTGACCAATACAGTTTCTCAGGGATATTCAGTCCCACTGCTTTATGGTGAGCGTTGTAGAAGGAGCCATCATTTCAGCTGGTATCTATGTTGAAGAGCAGTTGTAAGTAATGATGGCTTTTAGCCCGATGAGATGAAAACTCTCAATAAAGAAATTTGAGCATACTATCCGTGAATCGCGAGGCTAGTCGCGGACACCTAATTGCAGATTTCCTGTAGTACTCAGGTCTTAGGAATGTCCTGATTTTTTTCGATAAACGCCCTAAGGTCTTCTTTCTCTTTTTGACGGTCTTCTGACGTATATATATGGGTGCTGATTTTCTTATGCCCACTGGTGATGTGAGATATATCTTGCTGAATTTTTTCGAGGCTTTTTGCGATTGAGTAGAGATTTGGCGTTCCTAACTGGTATGTGCCTTTAAGCTCTGACATATCAATGATTGACTGTTCTATATACTTAACGCCGGTTGTACTCTGGTATGAAATCTCGATAACTAGAACAGACTCAATTTTATCATTATAATGCTGTGTCATTTGACTGTAATGAGAGAAACGTTCTTGTCCTGGGCCGAAGTACTTCAACCCTATTTTTAAAAAATTTGCTTTAGTGAAATCATCAATGAGAGTTTGTGCTATTTGACCACCGGAGATGACTTTTAGATTAAATTTGATGTTTATGGCAGGCCCGAGGCCTATGTTCCTGACATGCAATCGAACGATATTTATAGCAAAATCAAAAGGTTTGATGGTTATTTCAATCTTTGGTTCTGTCTGAACTTGTCTCATTTTGGTTGTTTCAGAAACCAGTTTTCCTGTAAGAATGGAATAAACAACCGTTGATAAAGTAACAACTGCTGTGAATAGAACGGTTAGCGCACCAGAATTTTTATTTAGGAAATATAAAACCTCGGATGTACTCATCTTTAGGCCTCGCATTTATAAAAGTAGAAGTGGTTATCGGGGATGAACTTATCTGCAAATACTACGCTCGGGTTTCCTATGATACCCATAGGAAATTCCAAGGGCTTAAGCTTGTGCGCAAGCCCTTGAAATTTGGTTGCTCCTAATGGATGTGAACCAGCAACCAAGCGATATGGAATTTCTACTAAATGTATGAGCATTTCAATTTAAGTATATTAAACAGAAAAGTTGTAATAACTGCTAGTTTCATAATCGAATATGGTGATGCTATTACCTGATATAGTTACATCAAAATAACATGATGAGTCATAATCGAAACCTGAGTAATTACTTCCAGATAACTTAAGGTCTACATAACTACTTGAATCATAATTAAAAAAATTCAGCGTTTGCGCATTGGAACCTGAAAAGTAAGACGAGGATGTATAGTCAAACCCATTCACTATACCGCCATCCAATTTAGTGTCGAGATTTATATAAGTGGACCTCGATTGATCGAATACACTTGTGATTCTCTTATTTAACTTATGCGCCGCGACGATTGAAGCGACCCTGGCACGTACATTCTGTTTCATCGGAAATCCTTTTATGAAGATAGAACTTCAATCTGAGTCAAAGATGTTTTGACAAGTTTCTAAACTGTTATGTCGTGATCCACATACTTCTGAATACTGCGGGAGAAGCAACCAATCATTTCAATTCTCCATCCTTATGATGTGTATTGCAATGTGTATTGCAGCTAATTCTCTCCCCTATGATTTTTTAAAAAAAATCATTTTAAATCAACAGGTTTTTTTCATGCTATTGCATGATGATCCATAAGCCCTGGGGGTTTGCTGGTGGTGACGCGAGCGATATGCGCGACTATGCGGATCTTCTCGACAAGGTTGAATCCGTTCTTATCCCGGCGTATGCGCAGAAAACCGGAAAATCCACTGAAGAAATTGCGGCAATGCTGGAGGACGAAACCTGGATGAACGGCAGCGAGTGCCTTGAACTGGGTTTTGCCGACCAGGTGACACCATCCCTTCAGGCTATGGCCTGTATTCATTCAAAACGTATTGAGGAATTTGAAAAAATGCCAAAAAGCATTCGCAACATGATCACCCCGCCGCGCAACACTACCCAGCGTGACCCGGTTATTACCCAGCCTCAGGCACCACAGGCAAATACAGACCCGGCACCGGATGAAAATGCGATCCGCGCGCAGGTGTTGGCTGAGCAGAAAGCCCGTGTTAACGCTATCGGCGATCTCTTTGCCATGTTCGGCAATAAGCACATGGATCTGCAGAATCAGTGTGTGGCCGACCCTGATTGTTCCGTCGATAAGGCGAAAGATTTGCTGCTGGCAGAACTCGGTAAAACGGCCACGCCGTCCAATAAAACCACTCAGCCACATATTCATGCGGGCAACGGTAACTTCGTCGCGGATGGTATTCGCCAGGCACTGATGGCGCGTGCCGGGTTCGAAGGTCAGGTGCGGGATAACGTTTATAACGGTATGACGCTGCGCGAGTATGCGCGTATGGCCCTGACAGAAAAAGGTATCGGCGTGGCCAGCTACAACCCGATGCAGATGGTTGGCCTGGCGCTGACCCACAGCACCTCTGACTTTGGCAACATTCTGCTTGATGTTGCGAACAAAGCGCTGATTCAGGGCTGGGACGAGGCGCAGGAAACCTTCGAGCAGTGGACCAAAAAAGGCCAGCTGTCCGACTTCAAAACGGCGCATCGTGTCGGTATGGGTGGTTTCCCTTCTCTGCGACAGGTTCGCGAAGGGGCTGAGTACAAGTACATCACTACCAGTGACAAAGGCGAAACCATCGCGCTTGCCACGTATGGTGAAATCTTCTCAGTAACCCGCCAGGCGATCATCAACGACGATCTGAACCAGCTTACCGACGTACCGATGAAGATGGGGCGCGCGGCGAAAGCAACGATTGGCGATCTGGTTTACGCCATTCTGACCAAAAACCCGAAACTCTCAGACGGAAAGGCGCTGTTCCATGCCGATCACAAGAACCTGAGCTCGGGCGCAATTTCTGTGGCCAGCCTGGACGAATCGCGCAAGCTGATGCGTCTGCAGAAGGAGGGGGAGCGAACCCTGAATATCCGTCCAGCCTACATGCTGGTGCCCGTCGCCCTGGAAACTCTGGCAAATCAGACCATCAAGTCGGCAAGTGTTAAAGGTGCAGACATCAATGCCGGGATCGTTAACCCTATCCAGAACTTTGCAGAAGTCATTGCCGAACCGCGCCTGGATGAAGCTGATGCGAAAGCTTGGTATCTGGCTGCCGCGAAGGGCACCGACACCATCGAGGTCGCTTATCTCAACGGCGTCGACACGCCATACATCGATCAGCAGGAAGGCTTCACCACTGATGGTATCGCCACGAAAGTGCGTATTGATGCAGGTGTGGCACCGCTGGACTACCGCGGTATGACCAAATCCTCTGGTCAGTAAAAAACAGTCCTGACAAACAGATGCCCGTAAGGGCTTTTTTTATACCTGAAACCAGCCCCGCATGGGGCTGAATGGAGAAGTTATGGCTAAGAACTATGCGCAGGACGGGAAAACGATCCCGCTGGTAAACAGTGGTGCAACCGATATTCAGAGCGGCGACCCGGTTGTTGTTGGAAAACTTATCGCAGTGGCGATTACCAATATTCCGGCAGGCGACACCGGGGACGGTTTTGCTGAAGGTGTATTCCTTCTGCCAAAAGTTTCCGCCGATGCGGTGACTGCCGGGGCGCAGGTGTATCTGAAGGACGGCAAAATCACGATCGATGAAACGGATGCCGTTGCCGCAGGCATCGCCTGGGAAGATGCACCGGTAAACACCACCGTTGTTGAAGTTAAGATTAATGTCTAATCCCTTTGATCGGATGGCGGCTCGCATGGACGCGGCCACCATAAAAAAGATGGGAAAAACGGCTCTGATTAACGGAATCACATACGACGTTATCTCTGCTGAGTTGCTTGAAGAGATGGGGCCATTATCAGGGAACTTACGTTCTCTGGTGGTATTCAGTGGAGAATATACCCCGCGGCGAAACGATGAAGTGGTTTGGGAAGGCAAAAACTGGATCGTCACACGTCACGAACTGTTTAACGGGAAACCTCGTATCTTCATTGAGTAGGAGGGGCTATGTCGATCAAAGGCCTCGAGCAGGCTATCGCAAACCTCAACAGCATCAGCAAAACGGCCGTACCACGTGCCTCTGCCCAGTCGGTTAACCGTATTGCCGGGCAGGCCATCAACCGAAGCGTTTCTGTCGTTTCGAAATCGACTCGAGTACCTCGAAAACTGGTTAAGCAACGTGCCCGGTTACGGCGAGCTACCGTCAGTAAACCACGCGCACTTATTCGGGTGAACCGGGGAAATCTCCCCGCCATAAAACTCGGTCCCGCCAGTGTTCGTCTGTCCCGCAGAAAACGGGATAAGTCGGGTGCAAACAGTGTGCTCAGAATAGGCCCGTTTCGTTTTCCAGGCGCTTTTATCCAGCAACTGGCAAACGGTCGATGGCATGTGCTGCGACGCACCACAAAGAACCGCTACCCCATTGAAGTGGTCAGCATTCCCCTGGCTGTTCCCCTTACAGAGGCCTTCCGTGCGGAGTTGCCCCGCCTGATGGACGAAAACATGCCAGCAGTTATGCGCCAGAACCTGCAAAACCAACTGAGGTTGATACTTAAACGATGAAACACCCGCAGATACGCGCCGCCGTTCTGACGGCCCTGAAACGCAGTATCACAGAACCAATAACCTGGTTCGACGGACGTCCAGGATTTCTCGAAGAAGAAGATCTGCCAGCTGTTGCCGTCTATCTGACTGACGCTCGAGCTTCAGAAGATAGCGTGGATGAAGATATGTGGACCGCACTGCTGCATATCGAGGTATTTCTGAAGGCAAAAGAGACAGATTCAGCTCTGGATGCCTGGATGGAAGAAAAAGTGTACCCGGTTCTGTCTGACATTCCCGAATTGCTACCCCTAATCGAACTGATGAATGCAAATGGCTATGACTATCAGCGAGATGAAGAAGTGATGATGTGGGGATCAGCCGATCTCAGTTATTTAATCAGCTATGTAATGTGAGGATCCTATGGCCACACCAAACCCGCTGGCGCCAACAAAAGGTGCCGGTACCACTCTCTGGGTTTACACCGGAACCGGTGACCCCTATGCCAATCCGCTTTCAGACGTTGACTGGTTGCGCCTCGCAAAGATTAAAGACCTGCAGCCCGGTGAACTGACGGCTGAATCTGAAGATGACACCTACATCGATGATGAGAATGCCGACTGGACATCAACGATGCAGGGGCAGAAATCAGCCGGTGAAACCAACCTGACGCTCGCGTGGATGCCTGGAGATTCCGGGCAGCAGGACCTGGTGAACTGGTTCGATGAGGGCACCGTGAGGGGATATAAAATCAAATATCCGAATGGGGTTGTCGATGTGTTTAAGGGCTGGGTGAGCAGCCTCGGTAAAACCATTACGTCCAAAGAGGTCATGACCCGCACGGCCAAAATCACAAACAACGGCAAACCATCGCTGGCAGAGGACAGCGGTACCGCGCCGATTGCTGTTACGGGGATCAGTCTGGATAAATCCACTGCAGCTGTAGCGGTCGCAGCCACAACGCAACTGGTGGTTTCAGTCCTTCCGGCCAGTGCGTCAGATAAATCCTTCCGCGTAGCCAGCTCTGAACCTTCAAAAGCGACGGTCACCGTTAACGGCAATACCCTGACTGTCACCGGCGTGGCGGCGGGCACCGTAGAAATCATCGTTATGAGCAATGACGGTAACTTTGTGGCGATCTGCAAAGTCACTGTTTCCTGATAACCGGGGCGTGAGCCCCGTTCCGACCCGGAGTAAATATGTTTCTAAAGAGCGAACTGCTGGAAAGTAACGGCAGCAGCGTCACATTGTTCCAGCTTTCGGCGCTTCAGCGTATTGAATACCTCGAATACCTGAAGCAGCTGGAGGCAGTTGAAGCTGGCGATTTCCAGGCGGCCATCACCCTCACCGTAAAAAGTGGGGCGTTCCTCGTGGCGATGTCGCTCTGGCACGGCCATGAACTGAAAGGCTCCCAGGGAGAAAATGCTGCGGCGGAAGTGGCAAAGATTCAGGATGAGGTCATGCAGTCATGGCCGACAGAACTGGTTGCCGAAGCGGAATATAAGGTGAAGCTCCTGTCCGGGATGATTGCGCCGGTAACTGATGACCAGGCAGCGTCCGCCGAAGAAGGTTATAAACCCGCTGAACCCGTTACTGCGGAAAAGCCCTCGCCAGTGAGCTGAAATTTGCCATGAAACTGGCGCGTGAGTTCGGTCGCCCGGACTGGCGTGCCATGCTTGCTGGCATGTCCTCAACGGAGTACGGCGACTGGAAAATCTTCTATCAGGACAATTACTTTCATGATGCGCAGCTGGACGCACACTTCTCCGGCTTGCTCTACACCATCTCAACCCTGTTTTTTGCCGATCCGGAGTTAACCCCGGACAGTTTCAGCATTCTTAATACTGCACCGGAACCCATCGACATTGATGAACCGGATGACAATACGCTGATGGCGAAGGCTGCAGGTATTTCAGGAGGCGTGCGCTATGGCCCAGACGGCAGTCGGTGATCTGGTCGTTAACCTTGACGTTAACTCGTCGAAATTCAGCGAGCAGCTTAACTACGTCAAAAAAGAATTAAAACAGACCGGCAGTGCGGCAAACGACGAAGCGTTACGTATCCAGCAGTCCTTCAGCCGCCAGGAGAACGCCGCGCGCAAAGCGGGTATTTCTGTGGGTCAGTATAACGCAGCAATGCGTATGCTCCCGGCACAGTTTACCGATGTGGCCACTCAGCTGGCGGGTGGGCAGAACCCCTGGCTGATTCTGCTTCAGCAGGGCGGTCAGGTTAAGGACTCCTTTGGCGGGATCATTCCGACATTCCGGGCGTTGCTGGGGACGATTTCCCCGTTGATGGTCGGCATTGGTGCGTTGTCCGTTGCAACTGGCGCGTTGTTCTATGCCTGGTACCAGGGCTCTTCCACTCTGTCTGATTTCAACAAAACGCTGGTACTGTCGGGGAACACAGCCGGACTGACCGCTGACCGCATGCTGGCACTGGCGCGTAACGGACAGGCAGCGGGGCTGACCTTCAACCAGACCAGTGAAGCGCTGACCGAACTTATCAACGCGGGTGTGCGTGCTGGCTCGCGCTTTGATGACATGAGCCAGGCGGTGGCGCGGTTTACCGATGCCTCCGGCGTGCCGGTGGAAAAGGTCGCAGCAGCCTATGGCAAGCTCGCAACTGACCCGACATCGGGCCTGATCGCGATGGCCCAGCAGTTCCATAACGTTACCGCTGAACAGATTGCCCATGTGGCGCAGCTGCAGCGTGCCGGTGATGAGGCTGGCGCACTGCAGGCGGCTAACGAGGCTGCTACAGCCGGATTCAACGATCAGACCAAAGCCATCCGCGACAATATGGGGACGATTGAATCTTCAGCGGACTCCCTGAAGCGCGCCTTCAAGTCGATGTGGGATGCAGCCCTCGATATTGGCCGACCTGACACCGCGCAGGAGATGGTGGCAAAAGCCGAAGCCGCGTTCAAAAAAGCCGATGAAATCTGGAACCTGCGTAAAGGTGACCGATATGTCAATGATGAGGCCCGCGCCCGATTCTGGAATGACCGCGAAACGGCCAGGCTTGCGCTGGATATGGCGCAGCAGCAGGCGGGAATTGCCAGGGCGAACGAAGAGAATGCATCGCGCGAAGCGGCTGCGGAATCGGATCGCCAGAAGTATGCTGCGCAGGCACAGGCAAACTATGTCAAAACGCAGACGGCCCTGGAGAAATACACGGCCAGGCAGAGCGAGCTCAACAAGGCGCTGAAAGAGGGGCGGATCCTCCAGGCAGACTACAACATCAACCTGGCTGCCGCGAAAAAAGAGTACGAAGACACCCTTAAAAAGCCGAAGAAGACCCCGGCAATCAGAACCCCCGCAGGTGCCCGTGCCACCGATACGGCCAGCGCCCAGACGCTGGAGTTGCAGGCACAGCTGCGCACCCTGCAGGAGCATAAGAGCATCAATGACACCATCAGCCAGCAGCGTCAGGAGCTGTGGCGTCAGCAGTCCCGCTTTACGGTTCTGGAAGAGGCCGCGAAGACCCGGACGCTTTCTGCTGAGGAAAAATCCCTGCTGGCCAGTAAAAGCGAGGTGCTTTCCCGGGCGGAGCTGAATGCGAAGCTTGGCGATCAGATAGTGGCGCAGGAGCGGCTTAATCGCCTGCAGGATACGTCCCAAAAATACGTCACGCAGATCGGCGAGAAAACCCGTGCCCTGGCGGAAAGTGCTGGTATGAGCAGTCGTGCAGCACAACGTCGCAATGAAGAGGCCCAGCTTCTTCAGGGCTGGAAAAATGGTGGCGGGTCTGAGAACGATGCCGGTTATCAGAATGAGCTGCAGGCGCTGCAGGCGTATTACGCCGAGCAGGATAAGCTTCGGGATGACTGGCAGTCCGGGGCCAAATCCGCATGGGCAGATTATGTTGATTCTGCTTCAGATGCTTATGGCCAGATGAAGTCGGCTGCTACCAGTACGTTTGATGGCATCGGGCAAAATATGGCTGACATGCTGACGCGCGGAAAGGCTGACTGGGCTGACTTCACCCGCTCCACGCTCTCCATGCTGACACAGATCCTGCTGAAACAGGCGATGGTAGGCCTGGTGGATTCAGCGACAACCGCGCTGGGATTTGCAGGTGGCGGTTATACCGGTTCAGGCGAGAAATATGAACCTGCAGGTGTCGTTCACCGTGGTGAATTTGTTTTCACCAAAGAGGCTACAAACCGGATCGGCGTCGGCAATCTTTACCGGATGATGAAAGGGTATGCCACGGGTGGATATGTCGGGGGCGGTGGTACAGGCCCGGCTGCAGCACCTTTCGGTGTCAGTGTATATGCCCCGGTGACGGTCGAAAATGCTTCCGGTAACGCACAGCAGCAAAACGACGGTGACAGGCTGGGTAAAGCGTATCAGCAGGTGATTAACAAATCTGTCAACGATGGTATCGCCAGGGCAATCCAGCCCGGTGGGCTTATCTGGAATGCGACCAATCGCAGGTAACAGTTATGACGATAGAAACATTCTCCTGGGGGATTAAGGTCTCCAGCCAGCCCACCGAAGGAAGCAAAGACACCGTCAGGAAGGTCCAGTTCGGCGACGGGTACGCACAGATGAGCGGCTCCGGCCTGAATGATGAGATTCGCACCTATGAGTTTTCCTTTTCCGGTGATCCGACTACTGCGAATGAAATTCATGCCTTCCTTCGGCGGCATAAAGTGAAGTCGTTTATTTTCACTCCGCCGTTCGGCGATACCGCGCTGTGGCGTGTCGAGGCTGACACGCTCAAAAAGGTGGTTAAAAACGTAAAAGTGATAACCGTAACCGCAACGTTTGAACAGGCATTTGCACCATGAGTCTTAATGCTGATTATCAAAAACTCGAGCCGGGCAATGAAGTCCGGCTTTTTTCTGTCGATGGCACAGCGTTCGGTATGTCAGATGTACTCCGCTTCCACGCACATAACATCGCGCATACCCCGGAAGAGATTGAGGCTGCAGGCGGGGATGAGAATAAACTTCCGGCGAAGTCCATCTGGTGGCAGGGGGAGGAGTATAAAGCCTGGCCGTGTCAGGTTGAGGGTATTGAAGCGACCACGGACGGTACCAGTCCACAGCCAAAACTGAGTGTGGCGAACCTGGACAGCTCGATCTCAGCGCTCTGTCTGGCGTATGACGATCTGCTGCAGGCGAAAGTGAGTATCCACGACACGCTGGCACAGTATCTGGACGCCAGAAATTTTCCGCAGGGCAATCCCACTGCAGACCCGTCACAGGAAAAGCTGAAGGTCTTTTATATCGATGCCAGAAGCACCGAGACGGATGAATCTGTTGAATTTACGCTTTCCAGTCCGATGGATTTACAGGGCCAGATGATACCCACGCGGCAGCTGCATTCGTTATGCAGCTGGTGCATCCGGAACAAGTACCGGACCGGCGACGGCTGCGACTATGCCGGAACGCGCTATTTCGACAAAAACAATAATCCGGTTGACGATCCATCACTGGATGTCTGCAACGGCACGCTGACGGCCTGCAAGCTCCGGCACGGAGACAGCAACGAGCTGCCGTTTGGCGGTTTCCCCGGTACATCTCTTATCAGGAGCTGATATGCGCCAGAAAACCATTGATGCCATCATGGCACACGCTGCAGCGGAATATCCGCGAGAGTGCTGCGGCGTGGTGGCACAGAAAAGCCGGGTTGAGCGCTATTTTCCCTGTCGTAATCTCGCAGCAGAGCCGACTGAACATTTTCACCTGTCCCCCGAAGATTACGCATCGGCAGAAGACTGGGGGACGGTGGTAGCCATTGTTCACAGCCATCCTGACGCGACGACACAGGCCAGCGAGCTGGATAAGGCGCAGTGTGATGCAACTCTGCTGCCCTGGCATATTGTGAGCTGGCCAGAGGGGGATTTACGTACCATTCAGCCGCGCGGGGAGCTGCCATTGCTGGAGCGTCCGTTCGTGCTTGGCCACTTCGATTGCTGGGGTCTGGTAATGAGCTATTTCCGGCAGACCCACTGTATCGAGCTCCACGATTACCGGGTGGATTATCCCTGGTGGGAAAACGACTACCCGGACAATTTCTATCAGGAGTGCTGGTACGAGTGCGGATTCAGGGAGTTTGATGGTCCGCCTCAGGAAGGGGACCTCGTCATCATGCAGGTGCAGGCCGATAAGTGGAATCATGCCGGGATTTTACTGGAGGGTAACATGCTGCTGCACCATCTTTACGGGCATCTGAGTCAACGTGTTCCTTATGGCGGATACTGGCAGGAGCGCACAATGAAGATCGTTCGCTATAAAGATGTAATGGCAGGTGAAACATGCAGGAAGTAATGACCCGCATTGAGCTTGGCGGCGTGCTCGGGAAAACATTCGGTAAAGTTCACCATCGCCTGATTTCCCGCGTGAACGAAGCGAGTGTTGCTCTGGCAAAGACTATACCGGGCTTTGAGCAGTTTATGATTTCCAGCCAACACCGTGGTCTCACTTATTCAGTATTCAAAGGGAAAAAGAATATTGGTGTTGATGACCTGGGTTACCCGGTCACCGGCGATGCCATTCGCATTGTCCCGGTGATTATCGGGAGCAAAAAGGCCGGATTGCTCCAGACAATACTTGGTGCTGTTCTGGTTGCCGTAGGGGCGGTGCTTAATTTCACACCCTGGGCTGCGGCATCACCATTCTTATACAAATTCGGTGCGGCGATGATGATTGGCGGGGTTGTCCAGATGCTTTCCCCGCAACCAGCTGGGCTGGCCAGCAAACAGAGCTCAGATAACCGCGCCTCATACGCGTTCGGTGGAGTCACCAACACCGCCGCGCAGGGCTATCCGGTACCGCTTCTTTATGGTCGTCGGCGAATCGGCGGTGCGATTATTTCTGCCGGGATTTACGTTGAGGATCAACAATGAAGAAATATTTAAGATTGACCATTTCAGGCCTGCATCGTGTTGATGAAGGAATCCTAATCGGCGGAAATGCGACAGTAATAGTAAACCGTGGCGGAGAGGTTATTTGTCGCGAGAAGTTTTCTGGCAAAGTTTCTGATAAATATTCAAAGCTATATGAAGTTGAAGACACCGGTATTCCAGTATCAGTAACGTCTTCCAGTGATTGTCAGTTTTTCAAGGCAGAAGTTGATTTTGTAAACCCATTTAGCGAAACAAATATCTAATTAATTTTCTCTTGCAATAAGCCACCTCAGGGTGGCTTTTTTTATGGGCGCAATATGGCTATATCTACTCCGATTAGAGGCCGCAAGGGCGGCAGCTCAAGTTCCCGCACCCCGACTGAACAACCAGACGATCTCCAGTCCGTAGCGAAGGCCAAAATTCTTGTTGCGCTGGGAGAGGGGGAATTTGCAGGACAGTTGACGGCGAAAGATATCTATCTCGATGGCACTCCACTGGAGAATGCGGACGGATCGCAAAACTTCAGCGGCGTGGCGTGGGAATTTCGCCCGGGGACTCAGGCACAAAAATACATTCAGGGTATCCCCGGTACCGAAAATGAAATCAGCGTGGGCACCGAAGTGTCGAGCACCACTGCCTGGACGCACACCTTTACTAACACGCAACTGTCAGCCGTTCGCCTGCGCCTCAAGTGGCCATCGCTTTTTAAACAGGAGGACGATGGCGATCTGGTTGGCTATTCAATTAACTACGCTATTGATCTGCAGACCGATGGCGGCACCTGGCAGACGGTACTTAATACCAGCGTAACCGGCAAGACAACTTCCGGCTACGAACGCAGCCATCGCGTCGACCTACCGCAGGCAGGCAGCACATGGACGGTGCGCCTGCGTAAGCTCACGGCGGATGCCAACAGCGCGAAAATTGGCGATACGATGACGCTGCAGAGCTATACAGAGGTCATTGACGCCAAATTGCGTTATCCAAATACCGCGCTGCTGTACATCGAATTCGACTCAAGCCAGTTTAACGGCTCTATCCCGCAAATATCCTGCGAACCGCGAGGACGTGTAATCCGCGTTCCGGATACGTATGACCCGGAGACCCGCACCTATAGCGGCACATGGACAGGGGCGTTTAAGTGGGCGTGGACGGATAATCCGGCCTGGATTTTTTACGATCTGGTAGTGAGCGACCGCTTTGGGCTGGGCAATCGCCTGACGGCGGCCAATATTGATAAATGGACGCTTTACCAGGTCGCGCAATATTGTGATCAGCCGGTTCCCGATGGTAAAGGCGGTAGCGGCACCGAGCCTCGTTATACCTGCAACGTGTATGTGCAGGAGAGGAATGACGCCTATACCGTGTTACGTGATTTTGCGGCGATATTCCGGGGCATGACGTACTGGGGTGGCGATCAAATTGTTGCGCTTGCGGATATGCCCCGCGATGTGGATTACAGCTACACACGTGCAAACGTGGTTGATGGCCGCTTCACCTATTCGGGCAGCACCACGAAAACCCGCTATACCACGGCACTGGTTTCCTGGTCCGATCCGGGTAATGCCTACGCGGATGCGATGGAGCCTGTATTTGAGCAGGATCTCGTTGCTCGCTTTGGCACAAACCAGCTCGAAATGACAGCCATTGGTTGTACCCGACAGTCAGAGGCAAACCGTAAAGGACGTTGGGGTATCCTGACCAATAACAAGGATCGCATTGTGTCGTTCGATGTTGGTCTTGACGGCAAGATCCCACAGCCTGGTTATATCATCGCGGTTGCCGATGAGCTGCTTTCCGGAAAAGTGATGGGAGGGCGCATCAGCGCGGTTAACGGTCGCGTTATCACGCTTGATCGTGATTCGGCAGCCGCTCCCGGAAGCCGTCTGATGGTTAACCTTCCGTCCGGCGCATCGCAGAGCAGGACGATACAGAGCGTAAACGGCCGGGCCATCACCGTGACAACGGCATACAGCGAAACACCTGCAGTGGAATCGGTGTGGATTGTCGAGTCCGAAGAGCTTTACGCGCAGCAATATCGCGTTATCAGCGTTACGGATAATAATGACGGAACGTATTCGATTTCTGGCGCTTTGCACGATCCGGATAAATATGCGCGTATCGATACCGGTGCCATTATCGACCAGCGGCCAATAAGTGTTATTCCGCCAGGTAATCAGTCCCCGCCAGCCAACATCGTCATTAATTCATTCTCTGTGGTTCAGCAGAATGTGAACGTTCAGACCATGCGCGTCAGCTGGGACCAGGCGAAGAACGCCATCGCCTATGAAGCACAGTGGCGCCGCAATGACGGGAACTGGGTCAATGTGCCGCGCAGCTCCACCACATCGTTCGATGTTCCGGGCATTTATGCGGGACGATACCTGGTGCGCGTGCGTGCCATCAACGCCGCTGAAATTTCGTCCGGATGGGGGTATTCAGAAGAGAAAACGCTGACGGGCAAGGACGGGAATCCACCGAAGCCGGTGGGTTTTATCGCGTCTGAAAACGTGGTGTTCGGCATCGAGCTGAACTGGGGGTTCCCGGCCAATACGGACGATACACTGAAGACGGAAATTCAGTACAGCCTGACCGGTACTGAGGGCGATGCGATGTTGCTGGCCGATGTGCCATACCCGCAGCGTAAATATCAGCAGATGGGCCTTAAAGCGGGGCAGATTTTCTGGTACCGCGCACAGCTGGTTGACCGAACCGGTAACGAGTCCGGTTATACCGGCTGGGTTCGTGGTCAGGCAAGTATCGATGTTTCTGATATCACCGATGTGATCCTGGAGGACATCAAAGGGTCTGAGACGTTCAAGGACCTGATTGAGAATGCCGTTGATACCAACGAAAAAATTGCTGGTATGGCTAATGATATCCTGCAGGCGAATAATGAGCTCGAACAGCAGGCGCTGAAGATAGCCCAAAACGCGCAGGACATCGGGCAGGTTCAGACCGATGTGAAGGAACTGACAAGTAACGTTGGGGATGTGTCGTCATCTCTGTCTCAGCTTGAGCAGACCGTCGCAACGGCAGATACCGCTCTTGGCCAGCGTATCGATAATATCAGCGTGTCCATGGATGGTATGGCAGGAGGCGTAAAAAACTCAGCTATCGCCATTATCCAGAACGGGCTGGCGCAGGTGGCCGCGCGTAAAACGTTGTCTGCATCGGTCGCAGGTAACAGCGCTCAGCTGGATCGTCTCGACGAAGTGATCGTCAGTGAGAAGGAGGCAACGGCACGATCGCTGCTGAGCCTGCAGACAGACGTTAACGGCAACAAGGCATCCATCAACAGCCTCAACCAGACGTTCTCCGATTATCAGCAGGCTACGGCCACGCAGATAAACGGCATTACGGCGACGGTGAACGGGCATACCTCAGCCATCACAACTAACGCTCAGGCGATAGCGAACGTAAACGGCGGCCTCAGCGCGATGTACAACATCAAGGTTGGTATCTCCAGCAACGGGCAGTATTACGCCGCGGGGATGGGGATTGGCGTTGAGAATACGCCATCTGGCATGCAGTCGCAGGTTATCTTCCTGGCTGACCGCTTCGCGGTAACGCATCAGGCAGGAGCGACCGTTACGCTTCCGTTCGTTATTCAGAACGGGCAGACCTTTATCCGAAATACTGTGATTGGTGAAGGGACTATCGACAACACCAAAATCGGCAGCTACATCCAGTCCACAACCTGGGCACGGGGAACGTTGGCTGGCACATCAACAAGTCAGGCTACGCGACGTTCAACAACGTGACCGTTCGCGGCTCGATTTTCGCCACAAACGGTAATTTTTCTTTTAATGGCTCCGGCAACACAACGGTTATCAATGGTAATGGCGTAACCATCAATATACCGGGAGGTGGCCGGATCGTACTCGGGACATGGTCATAAAATGCCGACAGGATTATTGATAGAATTGAATGACGGCGGGAAGCGTATGGAGATAACTGCGGGTCTGAGATGCCCGTCTTTTGGTGGCAGCTTTGACACTGGCTACCAGAAAGCAAAGTATGTGGACATTGCTGGTTATGTTTCAGGGGCGCAGGTGCTGTTTATACCGCATGCGACTGCCTATGTTGATTCAGGGCTGTGGCATAAAATGAATTCCGTCACTATCTCTGGTGGGAGGGTTACGCAAAATTCGAGAATGCAGGCGCTGGGTATAAGTGAGAGGGATAGTACCTATACCTTTCCCGGTAGTGTCTG